GTTCGTGATTTAATTATGCATCGCCTTTCTGAAATTGCTAAAGAAGGAGAAGTGATTACAATTGTCCACGAAGTTCAATGATTTTCTTGAGGTATTAAAAGAAAATCAGTTTGACGCAATACCAGTAGACGCTAAAACATTTGTAGAGTCTTCTGACTATTTAGGACAACCGCCGTTGTCTTCTATTCAGTATGACATCGTAGAGGCAATGAGTCAAATTTATAAAAAAGAAGATTTACAAGAACTGTATGGTTCTGTAGAAGGGTCAAGGTACTATGAAAAATACACAAAAAACGAAATTATCCTACAATTGGGCAAAGGTTCTGGTAAAGATTTCACCTCTACTGTTGCTTGCGCTTATATTGTTTATAAGTTATTATGTCTCAAAGATCCTGCAAGATATTTCGGAAAACCAAGTGGAGATGCAATAGATTTAATTAACGTTGCTATTAACGCACAACAAGCAAAAAATGTTTTTTTTAAAGGTTTTAAAACAAAGATTGAAAAATCACCATGGTTTGCAGGAAAATATAATGCTAAGGCAGATTCAGTAGAGTTTGATAAATCAATTACTGTTTACTCTGGTCACTCTGAAAGAGAATCACATGAAGGATTAAACTTATTACTTGCAGTGCTTGATGAAATTTCTGGTTTTGCATCTGAAGTTGGAACTGGAAATGAACAAGGCAAAACTGCAGAAAATATTTACAAAGCATTTCGTGGCTCTGTAGATTCTCGTTTTCCTGATCTTGGTAAAGTTGTTTTACTTTCTTTTCCACGGTATCAAGGAGACTTTATCTCTAAAAGATATGATGATGTAATTGCAGAAAAAGAAACAGTAGAAAAAAAACACACCTTTATCATGAATGAAAACCTACCACATGATGATGTCAATAATCAGTTTGAAATTAATTGGGAAGAAGATAATATTATTTCTTACAAGGTTCCAAAAATTTTAGCACTCAAAAGACCAACATGGGAAGTAAACCCTACCCGTAAAATAGATGATTTTAAATTAGCCTTTTATACAGACTTAGGAGATGCTATGATGCGCTTTGCATGCGTTCCTACTTTTGCATCTGATGCATTTTTTAAACAAAAAGATAAATTGGAAAAATGTATGAACACTAGAAATCCACTAGACTCTTTTAGAAGGTTTGATGAAACCTTTAAACCAGACCCAGACAAAACCTATTACATCCACGCTGACCTTGCACAAAAACATGACAAGTGTGCTGTTGCTATTGCTCACGTTGATAAATGGGTCAACATTCAAGTTATTAAAGATTATGAACAGGTAGCCCCTATTGTTATTGTTGATGCCGTTGCTTGGTGGGAGCCAAAAGCAGAAGGACCAGTAAATTTATCAGAGGTAAAGCAATGGATTATAAATCTACGTAGAGAAGGTTTTAATCTTGGTATGGTTTCTTTTGATCGTTGGCAATCATTTGATATTCAAAATGAATTACAAGCCGTTGGGATTAGAACAGAGACCGTGTCTGTTGCTAAAAAACATTATGAAGATTTGGCTATGATGATTTATGAAGAGCGTGTTGCCATACCTATGATTCCAATTCTGCTAGAAGAAATGTCAGAATTAAAAATAATGAAAGGCAATAGGGTTGACCACCCTCGCAAAAAATCAAAAGATCTAGCCGATGCCGTCTGTGGGGCGGTATTTGGAGCAATATCTCATACACAAAAGACTAATAATACAGAGATAGATGTCCATACTTGGAGTTCTTCAACACGACTTGCGGAGAAACAGCAACGTATGGTAGAATTAGATAATCGAGAAATGCCTAACGATGTTAAGAATTTCTTGGATAAACTAAACTTAATATAATCAAACAAGGAGAAAAATGAATTCATTTAAAAAGATAGCACTTGTTACCGCTGCAGCGTTGGCAAGCACAGTCTTTGTTGCAATTCCGCAAGCGCAAGCAGCAGTAAGTGCTGGATATGTATTATCCGACACGCTGGCTAGCGGTGCTCGTGGCGTAACAGTATTAGCAGACACAACTAAAGCAGAGGCTGGAGTTAATGCAGTAGTTGTATTAACAACTTCCGATACTTTGGCTGCAACAGCAGATGACAACGTAACGTTGGAAATTGCTGGTCCTGCTACATTTACTGATTACACAGCAGCAGCGTCTAACCCTACAGGGGCAACACTTACCAGTCTAGGTAAGTTATTTACATTTACAGCAACTACAACTACAGCAGTAACTTTGCCAACTAACGTAAAGTTAACTGTTAATGGTGCAGGCACTGTAACTGTAACTCAAAAGAAGAAGGTTGGATCAACCGTTTCTTCAATTGATATTAAAACTATTTATGCAGCAACAACTGCAAAAGCAAATGTTTTGTCTGTGGCAGATTCTTATGCTCGTGTACAAGACACATCAACAGCAGGAACTTTAACATCTAGCGTAGATGTTGCTGGTTCTACAACTGTTGTTAATGCTGGTACAGGATATGTAAATGTCCGTGCAATGGATGCATATGCAGCAGCACTATCAACTAGCGGAGTGCTTCAAGCATCTGCTACAAATGGTGCAGTAGTGGCATGGGATGCAGCACCAACTACACAAGTTAATGCAGCAGCAAAGACTGGTGTATCAGGAGTTCTTTATGTAACTCAGGGTACTGCTAATGCTAACAAGCCAGTGTCAACAACCATTACCATTACATTTAATGGAACAACACTAGCAACTAAGTCAATTTCAATCACTGGTGAGGCTGCATCTATTGTAGTTTCAGGTGAAGATATTGCACAGGCTGGCGGAGTTCGCACAGGAACCTATGACTTTGTAGTCAAGGATTCTGCTGGTAATCAGTTGGCTAGTATCACTCCAACTGCAGATACCACAAAGTATGATTCACAAGTTACCGCAGTTTCTGTAGGTGGAGCATCATCTGCTACCGCTGTACAAACTGGTGGTTGGACATGTGCTGCTACATCAGGATCAACAAAGGTACGCATTAAGCATACTCTTGCAGATCTTAGCGTTATCTACTCAAACGAGTTTGATGCACGTTGTGGTCAAGCAGTAAACAAGTACACAGCAAAGTTTGACAAGGATTCATACCTTCCAGGCGAAATTGCAAAATTAACTGTATCTGCAACTGATATTTCAGGTGCTAAGGTACATGATGCAGCAACACTTGGAACAGGAGTAGCAATTTCTGCTGGTGGATTAACACTAGTTGGAACAGCAACTTCAACAGATACATTTACAAACGGATCAAAGACTTATCAGTTCACCGTTGGTAATAACACTGGAGCATACAATGCAATAGTTGATCTACCTGCATACGTAGCAACAGATTCTGCTAAGGTAGTTTCTTACAAGGTTGCTCCAAGTACAGCAGAGGTTTCCAATGCTGAAATATTGAAGTCAATCGTTGCACTTATTGCAACAATCAATAAGCAAATTGCAGCACTACAGAAATTGATTCTCGCAAGGAAGTAATTTCTTAATAAATTTAGAGGGTAGATTAATTTCTACCCTCTTTTTTTATGTATAAAAATGGTATAATTGCTAATATAATTACACATTGGAGATGCCCCTTAATTGACTAATCTTAAACGAAGACTATTATTAGCCTTTGGGGTAGGGTTATGCGTAACAATTTTTGGAATTATGGCTCCTGATCGTGCTGGTGCTACAGAAAATCAAGAGCAGGTTATTGTAAGTCCTGCTCAACAGGCAGTTAATGAAGCACTTTCAACAGCCACTACAGAGGTACAGGAGGCTATTACAGCCACTGAAACAGCCTTGGTAGAGGTAGGACAAGCACAAACCGAATACTCTCAAGCACAACCAATTGTTGCAGAAATATCATCAAAAATATCTGTAGCCAACGCGGAAATAACAAATGTTCAAACCGCTATTAATACTATTAGTAATGTTGATTTATCTGTTACTCCTATAGATCAAAGTTCTCAAGTAGTTCAAGATGCAAAGGCTACAGTAACTACTGCAACTACCGCCATAAATAATATAGGAACACAAATAACTCAGGCTCAAACAGCAATATCTGAAGCAGTTGCTGAAAAAACAGAAGCATCCACAG